CCAATACGATATTTCAGCAAACAATAATCCACTTCCTTGGACACAGCACTGGATTAACTCCAAATCAGTCCAAATCGCACCCCAGGAAACGGAAATCACAAGTTATTTGATTGGTGGTATTAAACAAGATATGAAAAAGGATGAGTTTTCTGGATTTAAACTTTGACTTATTCAACAAACTGAACTATAATATTATATAAATAGTTGTAGAGTTCAGTTTGCTAAAATGTATTATGTATATGAATTAATAGACCCGAGAGTTAATCTTCCTTTCTATGTTGGAAAGGGGAAAGACAAACGGGTCTATTTTCATTTGTCTGAAAAATCAAGGGCAAAAAGTGAAAACAAGAGAAAATATAACAAGATACAAAAAATAAGAGAAGATGGATATGAACCAGAAATAAAAATAGTAAAATATTTTGAAAATGAGAACGATGCTTATGATTACGAGGAACTATTAATTGAAAAATATGGAAGAATAAGATATGATGAAAATGGAATATTAACAAATATTTGTGAGAGTTCCAGACCGCCTAAGCACAAAGGAAAAACATATCAAGAAATATATGGAGATAAGTGGGAAGAACAAATCCAAAAAAGAATGAAAACAAAAGAAGAGAGGGGAAACTATGGTGGAGTAAGAAAACATACGGAAGAAACTAAAAAGAAGATAAGTCAAAAAGTCTCAGGGAAAAATAATCCAAACTATGGAAATCATCATAGTCAGGAAACTTTAAGTAAGATGAGCAAATCTTTAAAAGAAACTTATGAGAATGGTAGAAAGAATAATACCGCGAAAAAATTTATTTTAACTTCTCCTGATGGTGAAAAGTTTGAAGTTTATGGAGAACTGAAAAAGTTTTGTAAGTTAAAAAATATTTCATATGCGACTATGAGTGCTGCTATTTTGTATAATAGGACTGGACCAAGAAAAAATGGTTGGAGCATCAAGGAACTTATAAATAACTAAAAAGTATTTGTAAAATGGACGCACAAGAACTTCGCAACCTCCAAGAAGCATATTTGGATGTTGTTATGAATGAGAAGATTGAGGACGAAAATACACCGTTAAGGCAGCAAAGTCATAGTTCAAGTTTTTATGGTAAAGATTGGAAAAGAAAATATAGAAAAAGATTAAATGGTGGGGGACATAGGATGAGTAAAACTGAAAGAAATAGTAATAATAATAATTATTCTTACATAGTGGATACGGGTAAGTTTAAAAAGATTAGAAAAGAACAAGTAGACCTCTACGACATCATTCTTTCACACCTTCTTGATGAAGGATATGCTGAAACGCCAGAAGCAGCAGAAGCAATTATGGTGAATATGAGTGAAGAGTGGAGAGAGGGTATTCTTGGTTAATTTACTTTTTTAATTTATTATGTTACCAAAAATACTTTCTCAGGATTCAAATTATGATGAATGGTGCGAACAGGAAATCATAAATGCCTATATTGAGGCAGCAGAATGTGATGAGTATTTGTTTGGCGATTATGACTATTGTAAAGAATGGTTAGGTACAAATACTGATGATGTTGTATAGATAGAGGAGGTAAACCCTCCTTTTTTTATGTCTAAAAATAATTTTAACAAAGATGAATTTAGAGTTAGAGTGCTAAAGTTAAAAAACGAACTATATCACGATTCAAATTGGTACTCAAATCCCAAGAACCTGGCGGATAAATACCTGAATAAGGTTCTTGAAATTATTGATGAGTATAGATATTGACTATGAAAACCCTTGGATCTATAATGGAAATCCTTTCACGAGTGCAGATATTGGGGACCATTATGGATTTGTCTATTTAATAGAAAATAAATTGAATGGTAGAAAATATATTGGTAGAAAATATCTTTGGCAGTTTAGAACTCCCAAAGGTAAAAAAAGAAAAGTAAAATCTGAGTCTAATTGGAAAGAATACTATGGGTCTTGTCCGGAACTTAAAGAAGACATTGATAAATTGGGCAGAGAAAATTTTAGTAGAACTATCTTATCATTACATAAAACAAAGGGCAAAACAAACTTTGGGGAGACGAGTCAACTCTTCAAGCACGATGTCCTCACAGAAGCCCTTGACAACGGAGACCCTGCGTTCTACAATAGCAACATCTTGGGACGGTTCTACCGAAAAGATTATTATGAACGCAACAACTGAAGATATTGTCGCACATGTGAGGAGTTGGTCTCTTGATCGTGCATCAGACAAAAGTATTCATAAAGAGGATGCTCGTGCTATTCTTGCTGAATTCTATGAGTGGATTGAACCAGAAAATGATGAACTGGAAATCGTCTCCTTAGAACCAGAATCTTGACAGAATCTAAATAAAAACTTATGATGCTAAAATCCTTGTTATGAGCAAGGTTTTTTGTTATGAGACTTTGATGTTGATTTAGAGCCGTGGAAAGTGCCCTTTGAAAAAAGGGTGTACCCCCTTTCTATACGGATGTAGAGTTCAATTAATTTTAATGCAAAACTGCTTTACTGTAGCCCTCTTGCCTCTGTTGGTAACGGTTACAACCACAACGGCAACACTGCCATCATCTGCTATTGCTCCTTCATATTCTATTATTAGGGAGTTTGAAACAGAGAAGACAGCAATCCGCGAGGTTGCTCCCGAAAAACCAAAAGAGAAAAGGCTAATTTGTAAAGGGTGTAATGAACATGAAAATACTGCCCTGGCATTTTTCCAGGATCGCGGTATTAAAGACAGAAACGCCCTTGCTACCATCATGGGTAATATTCGTCAGGAATCAACTTTTGTTCCTAACATTTGTGAAGGTGGTAGTAGGACCAGTTGGAATAACTGCTACGGCGGTTACGGACTGATCCAATGGACATCTGCCAATCGTTATTATGGATTGGGTGATTTTGCTAAGAAGTCTGGTGGTTCTCCGTCAGATCTTCACACGCAACTTCGTTATCTGACGACTGAAGTTCAGTGGCAACAGATTGAGGAGAAAATGAAAACTCCTGGTAAATCAATCGACCGTTACATGGACTATGCGTATAGTTGGATTGGTTGGGGCACTCATGGTGCCCGCACTTCGTATGCTCATGAGTATGCTTCCAAACTGATCACGGTAGAAGTTTGATAAAATAAAATATACAACTGAATAATAAATAGAGGAGAGCGGTTGCTACTCCTCTTTTTTTATGTTTAATTTTAACTTCGGAAAGAAGAAACCAGATAAGAAGCAGATAATACTCATAAGCGTCATACTCAGTGGTATCGTAGCAACCCTCTCCCAATGCACAGGAGCGCCTCAGGAGCGCCTCTGGGACCTTCTAGACGAGGCACAGAGGGTTCTGTTCCCAGGCACCGTAATCAACGATGTGCTGCTTCAGGACCCTGCTGTGGTGGGTAGGAGGGTTGAGCGTGATGTGGACAAAGCAATCCGTGAGTATGAACGCTTGACAGGGGGTTCTAACAACAGTAGAATACCTTTGCCCAGGTTGATAGAGAAAGCTATCGATACTTCTAAGTGTCATACTGAAGAGTGTAAGAAACTTGGAGGAGAAATGAGACTCTGTTCACCATGGCTTGACACCTGTAAAAAGGAGTGATATATTAATATCCTTCTGGAGGATTGGCAGAGCGGTTTAATGCAGGGGATTGCTAATCCCCCGATACATGCTATAATGTATCCGTTGGTTCAAATCCAACATCCTCCGCCTTGACCCTATGGTGAAGTGGTTATCACGCTACCCTGTCACGGTAGTATCACGGGTTCAAATCCCGTTAGGGTCGCCTGGGAGATTAGCTCAGTGGTAGAGCAATGTGCTGATAACGCAGAGGTCGGTGGTTCAAATCCACCATTTCCCACTTGACAATCAAATCCAAGTCTGGTATGATTGTCTTATGTCTCAGTAGCTCAGTGGAATAGAGCAACCGCCTTCTAAGCGGTCGGTCGTTGGTTCGAATCCAACCTGAGACGCTTGGAGTTTATCTCCATACATAAAAGTGATAGAGGGTAAGTCACTGTTATATCCTTATGAGGTATATTACACTTACTCCATCTAAAATATTGGTAGATATGCATATAAATAATACTAGCAAGTTTACCAAAATGAGAACAGATTTAGACCAAAAGAAAGATTACATTATTGATTCTTTACTTTCTGGAGTATCTCCAACAAAGTTATGTTTAGAATTAAATTGTAAAATTGATACTTTAAGGTCTAGATATAAAAAATGGATACCCGATTATAAACCTGATTACACTAAACAAATCAGACAATATGGCGGTAAGAATAAATGGAAATCTCTTTCTGAATATACACAGTTGAAAGGTAAATCTTGTAAAAGAGATATACTACATAGACTATTAGTAGAAGAAAGAGGAAACAATTGTTCAGAATGTGGAATCTCTTCTATTTGGAATGGAAAAAAATTAAGATTGCAAGTTGACCACATTAATGGTTCTCCTTATGACAATAATCCAAATAATTTAAGATTATTATGTCCAAATTGCCATTCACAAACGGAAACTTTTTCAAATAGAAACTCTTTAGCTTCAGTGGTGGAACGGTAGACACAGCGGACTTAGAATCCGCCGCCTTAAAAAGCGTGGAAGTTCAAATCTTCTCTGGAGCACTTGACAATCAAACTTAAATAGTTTATGATTGTCTTATAAGCGGAGTTAGTTCAGCGGTAGAACGCTATCCTTCCAAGTTAGATGTCGTCGGTTCGATTCCGATACTCCGCTCTGAACCTTCGGGTTCTTTATTCCCCAATAGTTCAGTGGTAGAACTCAAAACTGTTAATTTTGCTGTCCCTCGTTCGAATCGAGGTTGGGGAGTTGAAAGGGTTGGAAATGTCCGATTCTTTCTTCGAAATCCTAAGATATCTTAGGTCGGGGACTTGATCACCCCCGCTCGTAGGTGCCAAAACCGCTCCTCAGGTCGATACTTTTAGTTGGTGCTTGGGTGAATGTCAAGAGTGGGGACATAGGTAAAGTCCTCAACACCTACCACAACCTCTGGTAGTCTATTGGTAAGGACAGGCAGACAATGCACTTGGAAACTAGGTTCGATTCCTAGACAGAGGAAATGGGCGATTAGCTCAGCGGTAGCAGCGTCTCCCTTACAAGGAGAATGTCACTGGTTCGAATCCAGTATCGCCCACTTGCATAAATACTTGAAAAAAAGTATAATGGAGAAACTGTTTAAACTACTAAGTGATGCTCAGTCATCGCTTTTTGTTTTATTCCATAAAACTTGGGCATTTCACTGGAATGTAGTTGGTGAAGATTTCACTCAACTCCATCAACTTTTTGGTGGTCAGTATGAAACTATGTTTGAAGAGATTGATCGTCTCTCAGAACATATGCGTTATCTAAATGTAAAACCTCTCAGCTCTCTTTCAAGAATGCTTGAGGTAACTCAAATCAAAGAGGCAGCAAGTTCAACAGGAGCAAAAGAAATGCTTCAGGAACTGCTTGAGAACAACGAAAAGTTTTGTGAACTGATGGGAGAAATTTCGGAGGAATCCGAAGCACAAAAGCAATATGCAACTGCTAATCTAGTTCAAGATTTAATGGAATCTCATGGTAAGTTTGTTTGGCAGTTAAGAGCGCACCTGCAATGATTAGGATGAAGAACAATGATTTCAATAAGATGTAAAGATTGTAATAAAGAGTTATTTGGGCACCCATCAAAAACAGTAACTTGTGGTTGTCCAAATATGGCAACAATTCGTGGAGATAAGATTTCAGCACTTGACTTATCCCACATTGTTATGTTAAACTCTATTCAGAAAGAACAAAAATCAAATGTTCTGACTTCACAAGATCTTGCTTTTCAAGAAGCAAGACGCCAACGCAAAGTAAAGCGTTTGGATTTTGAGGTTCGTTGAACCTCCCACTGGAAAGGTGGTCGAGTGGTTGAAGGCTCTAGTCTTGAAAACTAGCGATGTGAAAGCATCCGTGGGTTCGAATCCCACCCTTTCCGTTTTAAGTATTAATATAATACAATATTAAGAAAATATTTAACTTATACATATTAAATATATCAAAATACAAAAATGACAGGGTTTTATCTTCTAATGCTGACATTTATTGCATTAGTAGTATATGCGGGTTATGATGAAACCATGAGACTTTTTCAATATGCAGACCTACAAGTTAGGTATGCTGCAGTAAGAGTCCAGATGAAATGGATGGGTTGGAACCTTAAAAGACAGTTGATTAAGGATACGACCAATTTTGAAAAGTTCCTTAAGGAGTACACAGATGACTGATAAAGAGCTGTCTGATCTTTCTTTGGAAAGAACGGAATGCCCAAAGTGTGGTGCTGTTTGGATTAATGGAGA